ATAGAAACTTGTGAGTCTGTTGCAGTAAGAACAGTGGTTACTACCGAACTACTTGATGTTGGTCGTAATAAAATAGATTTACTAACACCAGATCCTCTTATATCTGTACTACCAGATAAAGCAATACTTGCATCGGTAACTGTTATAGATCCTGTAAATACTTGACTTGCAGCAAATGTTTTATTTCCAGTAATAGTTTGTGCTGTATTAATAGTAACATAACTACCAGCACCCACAGTTAAAGAATCCCAACTTGAACCATTCCATGCTTTTAATACTTGGTTTCCACCTGTGGTATCCCACCATAAAAGACCTGTATCTGCGGCATTTGGTGTTGTTGGGGTTGTAGAACCATAATATACACGACCAGCGTTATTTAGAATACCTCTAGGATTAAAGTAATTTATTAGTGTTGTTCCGTCACTGGCTAAAAACTCTAATCTATTTTGAGTTTGGGAAGCCAAACCAATTAATTCTAATTGACTAGTAACTGTGTCCCATTTTAAAGAAGCCGCAGCCTGTGGAATATTTTCTGATGCAATTCTAGATAAAACAACCAAACACTTATCTCTATTGTTTGCATTATCGACACCAGAAGGCAATGTAACAAGATCTGCCAAAGTATCAAAAGTAGCATCAACATAAGCTGGTGTAGCATATTCAATACCAGCATCTTCTAGTTTAACAACTTTTTCTTCTAGCTCAAATCTATTTTCTTGTCCTATACCAATAAGTTGAGAAGATAGTAAGTTTAGTTGCTCTGCTGTAATTCGTGATCCAGTAATCCACTCAACTAAAGTATCTGAGTTTACTACTCGTCTACGAATAACTAGTGGTTCTCCAGCAACCATAGCTGGGTAATTAATTGTGGTTGAGTTCTCTAAAGTAAATGGTTGGCTTGTTGGAATTGCAATAGCTGTAATTGTTTTATTTACTTCATCATAAGTAATCCACTCTGGTTTAATAATACCAAAGTCATTCTTTTCATCTCTTGTTAAAGTTATTGCAGAAAACTCTGCTTCATATATTGTTTCTATGTTTGTTCTATAGATTTCAATTTGATCTTTATGTGCAATAGAATCAAACAAAGATAAAGTTGAATAAGAGACAGGAACGGTAAAGTTTCCTGTTATCTCTAAAGAAGCTCTATCGTAATTTGTTGGCATGTTTACCTCAAGGATGTATATGTTTGTTTAAACTTACCTTTTAATTCCATCTGTACTATATTACAAGGAGAAGGTAAATCACTTTGAATAAATATTTTTGTGTTGTCTGAATAACCAAAGACTTTACTTACAAACTCTCCGTCTTTTTCGTAAGTTCCATTTACGATATCTAATTTAGTGTAGCTAAATTCAGACTCTAGGTTTTCTGGTCTACCTCGTCGTTCAACAATAACCTTATAGTGGCCTGTGTTATTGTGTCTTGTAACCAATGTTCTTAGATTTAAAACACCATTAACAGAGTTATTTCCATCATCTCTTAAAAACTGTTCTGATAGTTCAACATTCATTAAGAACGAACCACCAATGTAATAAGTTTTACCAACATGTTTAGATAGATCTATTCCTGTAATTGTTACTTCTGTGGCGTTTCCTAAAACATTTGTTTGTGCTTTATACACAGTTCCAGAAAGATTTTCAAAATCTTCGCCTAATACAAGGTAAACATTATCATAAGGAAGATCATAAGGAACAGTTATTGATTGAGTTAAAGACGCATCTAAACCTGTGTTTATTGTAAACTTTCTATAAAAATCTAATTTAGGTACAGATAACTCGTCGCTTCTTAGTAAACAACGAGTTAAGTAAAGTGAGCCTGTTTCTCTATAGATTAAACAATATAAATAGTTATCATAACTTTGCATTGATTCTACTAGATCTTGTTCATTTAAAACAAATCTAAAGAAAGCACTTTGTAGAATTCTTTCTCCACTATACCTATTTGTGTACAGATAGATGTTGTTCTTTGCGTTTGCATCTGTACAAAGAATTGTATCTTGTGCTACAGCAGTACAAACAGAATCAAACTCTTTTGGTAAATAGTCTGGACAAGTTGAACTTAATTCAACAGCTGTATTCAACCCTCTTACCTTTTGTGAGTAATAAATATACAAACGCTTTGCATCAAAGAAATATACCTGAGAACCAATTAGTACAGGATCAACAAGAGGAGCTGTAGCATAGAAGGTTGTTGGTGATATTTCTGCAGTAAGAGGACTGATAACATTCTGTGAACCCTTTAATTCAAACTGAACATTTCCTTTTGTGTTGATAAAAAGGAATTCATCAAAAGGAGTCATAGATATAATTTCAGCGTATTGATTTAAAGACGCTCTTAAATCTATAGGGTCTGCTGTTGTTACAGAAGTTGGATCATTAATCCACAGATCCTGAAAGTTTCCTAATTGAGAAGAAAATACAACATCACCAACAGAGAAGAAAAGTCTATCTCTAAATACAGCAATAGAATTAATTCTTGCTGGTTGAGCTGTCTTCTTATCTTCACTAAGGAAAGGACTAGGACCAGGATTAGTATATCTATTTCCTGTTGTTCTTGGAGTCCAGTCAATAGTTTGAAGTCTCCAACCAGTATCAGAATCAAATAAAAGATTCTGTGGCATTCTATTTGGATCTAGGTAAGAGAATGCATCTGGTGTTCTAATTCTTTGTGTATATGGTCTACCTTTACCAGCAACTGGAGCAATAGCATCACCTGTATTTGGATCATATGTTTCTGTTTCTGGGAAACTAATAATACGATAATAGCCAGATGGTTGACTTAAGTAAGGACCAGCACAATAGTATATTTTACCACGACCACCTACAGGATAGTTACCTGTTAAGTATGGATGGTCTTTATCATATAAAGCTTGTAACATAAGTTGTGCTTTATTATCACTTGGTAATTGATCGGTATCTGCATTATTTGCATACCAATCATTTTCATCTGGTGGAAATCTAATTTCTGAAAAGTCAGCAACGGATTGACCAAGCCAAGGACGATCTATTTCAGCGTAAGTATAATCTTCAACTGGAATATATTTTGTGAACCAACTTGCAAGAGCTGTTTCTCCGCTTGGAAGAGTAGTTCCAGTAGGCCACAGTCTACCTAGATTTGTTTTAACAATCTTAGCTGCTGTGTAATAGGTTACTTTTCTTCCTTTTAAATCTACGGTATTTGTAGTATATCCGTTTAAATCAAACTCATAACCATCTTCACTAGAAGAAAAACCAGCATAAACTAAAGTATTTAGAATAAGTGTGTTTGTTCCTAATGACACAATTCTTAAAGCTTCTTTTGGTGTATATACTTTTTCACCTGTATCTTCAACTATAGAACCAAAAGTAATATACTGTCTTGATTCTTTTTTTACAACACCATTAGCTAACATAGTATTATATTGAGCTAATGTTGGAGTTCCACCAGCAGTTGTAAAAGCAGCGGCATATATTGGATATCGTACATCTACTTGTTCAATTGTATCCGTACCATTCCAACTTAATGCAGTATCTGTACTATCCCACTGATATGGTGGTGTTACATCTTCCCATGTATTTTCTAAGATTCTATAAACAGAAAATAAACGATCTGTTGCTAGTCTAGCTTTGTAGTTTATAATAATTACAAATCTATTAGACTTGTCTATATTTAACCAATAGTAAAAATAATTACTTATGGTATCTGTTGTAACATCTTGAAGAACATAGTTATTTAAATCACTTTTAGAAAGAACTTCAAAACCAGATCTTTTTTCGATAGATCTTTCAATTGTTACAAAACAATTATCAATATTTTCTGCTTCAAATGGTGTTCGTTTAGAAGCCGCCTGTCTTCCTACACCACCGCTAAGGGATGGAATAGGAAGTCTAGTTGGAATAGTGGCTCCCTTTTTTGTACCTAATCGTCTAACTGGAGGCATTAACTAGTTCTCCAGAATCTAAATCTTGCTGGATCATTGCTAAACGGAACTCTATTAACCGAGTTTCGTACAACAGGATCTCCACTAAGGAATATATTTCTACGCTTGCTGTTAATATCAGAAGCTTTTGCTTTTGCTCCATAGATGGCTTCTTGACCAGCAAAGAACGCATCCGCATCTCCATCGCCTTGTGTGGCTATTTGATAGTTTCTCATAGCACTAGTCATAATGGATCTTTGTGTGGTTGTATCAATATTTTCCCATTTAAGTTTTTTAATAATCTCTACATAATACTCTTCACTAGTATCCCATTTATCTGTATCATCGGTAATGTTCCATAACTTGGGTGGAACAGATTCTAGGATTCTAGCAACCAACTGAACAGAATCGTCATTATAATGACTTGACAATAAGTTTGCAGAAATTAAACCATCTTCATCACCGTCCCCCATAGGAAGGTAAATATAACCATCTGAATCTGGTGTTAGTTTCTTTACAATCTTATTGTTTGCTAGACCTCTTAATTGATAGTCTAGACTTGTTTGCTCTAAAATAAACACAGCAATACCTGTGTCAATGCCTGATGCTTCTTCAAGATCGGCAACTAGGCTTTCACCCGCTGCCAACATCATATTATTAACTGCATCAAGTTTACTAATGTAGCCCATAGATACCTCCTTTAAAGAAAGAAAAACCTTGGTGGGCCTTTCGACCCACCAAGGCTAGATTTAAGATCACCCCCTTTCTAGGATAGAGTAAACAATATACCTCCTTTCCTATAAAACGGGGAAAATACCAAAAACTAATTATCCCAAATAACTATCAGTTATAAGGGAAGCCAGGTGAAGAACCACCAGCAGTTGGTAGGTACTCTCTAGTCATACCTAAGATACTACGAAGAGAATATCTAGCAATAGAAGAAACCAATCCGCCTTCACCAGCACCAACAAGGTGGGCTAATAGTAGAACTGTAGTACCACCATCTGCTTGAGCTGTAGTTAGAGCAAAAGATGCAGCTGTAGTTCTAAAGATTTCAACAGTTGATGCTGCGGTTTGACCAGGATCTGATGCTGAAGAAACAAGTGTATTTCCCGAATTTGGTTTAATAAGTACAGCAGCACATTCTGGACGAAGAACACCTGTACCGTTTAGCATACTAGCAACGGTAAATACAGTATTGCGACGAATATCGTCAACAGTGTCTACCTTAAGACCTTGAAGCTTAAGCGAAGCAACGCAACTCTTTTGGAAGAGAAGACCGCAAATACCAGCATCACCGAAGTTAAGATTATATCTAGCTTCACCAATAGCACCAGCAGCGTAGTTTGCTACTGGGAGATGGTTGCTCTTAATAATCATTGCACCCTGATACTCAAGAGCATCAGAAAGACTGTGCATACCCATAGTGAGTTGTGCGCCTAGACCACCAGCTTCAGCTACGCCACCAAAGAGAGGACCACTTGAAGCAGTGCTACCAAATAAACCAGCGTTGTCTCTAGCAACACCAAGAGAACGAATATCTTGGAATACTCTTGGGGTTACAGCAAGAACGACACCTTCAGTGGGTGCGTTAATGGTTTGTAAATAAACAAAGAATTCTTCAATTGTTTGTAGTGCTGCAAGTGCTGCACTGTTTCTTTCTGCAGCGGTTGCTGCGGTATTACCAAGATTAAAGAATTTAGTGTTAATATAAACAGGACCAGTATTAACAGCTCTTGGATCTAGTGTTAAATCCATTGCTGCTGGAGTACCGTCACCATCGTAGGCTGTATTGAAGCAAAGATCTTCAGCAGCAGCTCTTGCAACATAAGCAGCAATTTGCTTATCTCTTGCATTAGCAAGAGTCATACCAGCCTGACGAGCAAGTTCTGATCTAAACTCCCATTGGGTTTGCATAAGATCAATGTTGTCAATTTCAAAGTGTGCTGCCATTGGTCGTTTATCAAGCTTGATAGCAATGGTTGTTGAAGACGCATCTCCACCACCAAGCTCTTCACCAGCAGCCCAAGATGATCTAAGAGCTACTGTACCAGTAATTGGGAATTCCATTGCAACACCACTTGCAATAGTCTTTGAGTCAACAAGAGACTCAAATACATTATATTCATCATAAGCGTGAATAACCTCGCCGCTCCAAATTGGGAGCCAAAGTTTGTTTGCGCCAGTTAGTGGACCTGAAATACCAGCAGAAACGCTGGTACGCATTACTAGGTCGCCTGCTGCTAAATCGCTAGTGATAGCCATTTTGTTTTATCCTTTTAAGTTAGTTTGTTAAAATCCGTTTTTATCATACGGGCTTCAACTGTTTGTCTGAATCTTGAATCGGTTTTGAATAAGGGATTAGACCGATCTTTGTAAAACTCTGCCTTAGATAGATAAGGACCAGTAGCAGCCTGAGCTTTAGCTACTGAAACCTTTTCTCCTACTTTAGTAACTGGTTCTTTTGATGTTGGTTTATTAGCTGTGGCAGAATCGTACTTAGCTTTTAAACCAAGCAACGCAACTTCCCACGATGGAGAAGCTAGTGTTGCATTAATTTCTGCTTGTTGCTCTTGAGAAAGATTCTTACTAGCCCAGTTAAAGACTCTAGCAAGATTATCTTTACCTCCAATAACTTTTGCTGCTTCTGTATAGGCAGCATTCAGACGGGCTTTTTGACCCTGCATAAACTCATCAATCACAAAATCTGGTAATTTAGTTTTCTGCTTAATAGCAAGCCTTGACTCTTGAGATAACTCTCCAGTCGTAGCGACTTCAACAGAATACTTCTTCCATTCTTCTTGTGTTAGATCCGTTTGTGCTGTCTGTGGTGGTTGTTCCTTTGGTGGTTCTTTCTTTGGAATTCTTAGTTCTTCTTGAATCTGAGGTACGGGTTCTACTTCAGTTTGTTCAAGAGCTGCGTCTTCCACAGTTTCTTCAACAACAGGAGCCACTGGTTGTTTCTTTAATTGTGCTAGTTCTTGTCTAGCTTTTGTATACTCTGATTGTGCATTCTTTAGAGACTTAAACCAATCACCAGATGATTTAAAATTGCTTGGTACTTGTACTTGGTTAGCTTCAACATAAGTATTAAAAGCCTTTAGTTCAGACTGATATTGAGTAGTCTCAGTCGAAACCTGTGATTGTTCAACAGGAGTGTCCTGTGGAGTCATGGTATCGTTTTGTTCCATTTGTTATCCTTTATCGTTTCTTTTTTCTAGAAACTTTATTTGGTAATTTAGTTTTCTTTGGTGTTTCCTTAGACCACCTAGCGGCAATCTTAGGATGAGTTGCATACATAAAGCGTCTTTGTGCTTTTGATTTAAAAGGCATTATTTACCTTTACACTTTCTTCCTTTAGGGCAAGACTTTTTAGAACCTCCTGGTCCAGCCCATAAATCTTTACAGGCCCAATACTGGGCTGATAGTTTATCTTTAGCCGAATCACATTTATGTCTTGCTCTAAAAGATTTACGCGCTTCAGGACTATAGTTGTGTCCATAGCCCGAAGCACCATAATGAATGATCTTCTCCTTACCATTTGCACAAGCTTTAACTACTCTTTTTTTAGCTGGGTTTGGAGACTTTCGTGGTTTATTGCAAGGCATACTTGCTTTATTTAATTTTGGTTTAGCCACCCAAACCTCCTAATAGTTGCTGTGGGTTTACTCCAGCCTGTTCTAACATGGCTTGAATATTCTGCCCACCTGTTTGTTGTAGATCGGAAGTAGCAGCAGCGGTTGCTGTATTAATAGCACCTTGAGTCATAGCGTTACCCGCTTGTTGTCTCATTTGCATTTGCATTTGTTTATTCTGCATTTCCATCATTTCATTTTGTACTTCTTCTTCTGACTTGACCCACATACGCGAATCAAACCCAAGAGAAGTAATTAAGGCTTTAGCATAACTATCCCATTTAAAGGTAGCTACGGCTTGCTCTGGTAAATTTCTAACCATTTCACCCATCTGAATAAGTTTTTGAAGATCAGTATCTCTTGATAAAGCTTGAAGACCAGTGATAATTTCTACCGCAAGTGTTCCGTCTTTATCAAAGAATTGATCTTGTAGTCTTGGATCTATTTCTTCATCCTTTAACATTAAAGCTAAAGTTCGTTTTACAAGTGGTTCCATTAATGTTCTAGAAATACTAGAGAAAGCACCACCAAGAATAGTCTCAAGTTCAGAACCAATCATTCTAACTGCAGTAGCAGTAACACGATCCCCTGTTGGGATAGCGGAAGAGGACATTAAGAAAGCCTGTCCAACTTCTCTTCTCATGTTTTCTACTGCTGTACTGGTAGATGATATTTGTGGATTAATCGTTTGTGCTGGAGAAATAGTAAAGACATCATTAGGTCTTGCTGCAATAAAACTTCCGTTTCTTGCTGAAGCAATATCATCTACTTCTGTAATACCAGTAGGATCAACGCCCATCCAGAAAGCAGAAGCAGCGGACATTCCTTCTAACATACCTTGAGTATAGTTTTCTAGTGCAGTTAAATCACCAAGTATATCTTCACAATGAGATCTACCGTAGTTTTCACCCGCAATAGAATACCATCTTAAGTGAACTAATGGAAGGATTTCATAATAACCCTCATCCAGTAGTTCTCCATTTTCTGTTTCTTTTCTAGAATACCATGTTCCATCTTCTTGCTTTAAATACTGACAATAGATAGTTTTATACCCTCGTCTATATTCAATTCCTGATTCAGAACCAAAATAATAAAGTTCATTTTCAGGATCTACAGCAAGATATTCTAAATGAATAATTTCTTTTACTTCACCCATTACATCTCGTTGAGCAACAAACTGATCTAATCTATAGTTTCTAAAACTATAGTTATCTTCCATACAAAATAAAACATCTCCCGTAACAATTAAGTGTTGGAGAGCGATATATACAGACTCTCTTAAGTTTTTTGAAATAAGTTTATTATATACTTGAAAGCTTAGAGTTTCTAAATATCCCGAAATTTCTGTTGGTGGTTCAACACCACTTTTTATTTTAAACTTAAAGAAAGGCGTATCGTTTAAAGGCATCAATGCACTAAGAATCCTAGATGCTAAAGCCGTAACGCCTCTGGAAGCAACAGAGCTATATGGTTGTGGCAATGCCATTTCTTCTGTCCAATTTTCTGGGGGTAGAATAGATGGGATTGTTAATGATGAACACAATCTAGCTCTATCAACTTTACTTGTTCGGGCTGAATCCAGAATTCTAAAGCGTTCGGCTAAAGTCTTTGGGTTCATACTGGCCTTGTTGTATTAGTTCTGGTTGTTGGTCTTGATCCGACTCCGTTATATAGAGAGCCATAAAAGTCTACTGTTAGTTTGTCTTTTCCTTCTTGTTCTTCTTCCATAGATGTTGCCGCAGAAATCGCTTCTTCTTCAGCCATGTTAGCTTCAGTAATCCTAGCTGCTTCTTCTGCTTTAATTCTTTCTCTTTCTGCTTTTGCTGCTTCTTCTCTTTCTTTTTCTTCGGATTTAGCTCTTTCGCGTCTTATGTTTTCTTGTTCTTCTTGATATCTTCGTTCGTCTGCAAGCAGTTCTTCTTGCTCTGCTTTAGTCATACCACCTTCAATTGTAGGTGCGCCGCCCATAAGTACCTCCTTTACTGTGGTCTACCTTCATAATAAGAAGGTTGTTGAACCCGCTTAAGTTTTTGTTTAACTTTAGGGGTGGTTGTTTCTGTTTTGGCTGGTCCTTCTTTTGTCTCAGTAAGAATAGAAGTGCTTGGTGTTGTTTCTCTTTCTTTAATTTCTCTTCCAAGAGTATCTATAGTTTGATTACGAATAACATCTAAAGGAGCTGCTGTAATTTGTGCCTGTTCAATAGCTGTTTGTGTAGCTAAGTCTAAACTTCTTTGTGTATTTTCTATTTGTTGGTTATAAGAAGTACCCATTTCTTGTTGCTTTAATATTTCATTAGCTTGTACATAAGCTTTATAGAGATAAGAGTCTTCATTATTCCAGTTTCTTTTCATCCATCTAGCAGCAGAACGATAGCCTTTTTTTTGCATTTCGTTTTTTTGATTAAACAAATCGACAATTGCTTTTGGACTTGACATTGTTGTTTTTTCTGCTTCTGATAAACGAAGATTTGGATCAGTTCGCCAAAGCGAAAACGGAGTTGTGCTTTGTTGCTGTTGTTGTAAAGCGTCTTGAAATGCTTGATTTACTTGTTCTAGTTTTGTTCTTGCTTCAAATTTTTTTTGATAGGTTTCTGCTACTTTTGACTCGAAACCTTGTAAGGCTTGTTTATAGAAATTAGTTTCTATATCAGAAACGCGCACACCAAGATCTGATCTTTGAAGTTCACCTATCTTACTTTTTAGTTGTGCGATTTCTTTTTTCTTTGCTATTTGTCTTTGTGCTTTAGAAAGACGGCCAGTTGGTTTTCCTAGTTCTAAATTGGTTTGTCTAACTTGTCTTTCTTTTTGTTGTTGACTAAACATATTTGAGACACTAGAAAGCAAATCTTGAAAGGAACTCATTTAAGATTTTCCTTTTGTTGTAGTTTAATAATAGATTCTAATTTATCTATTAGTGAGATTTGACCAGCAGTAAAAGCCGCAAGCCTAATAAACTCATCAGCTGTCATCCTTTCGTCGTATTGTAGAGGCTGGTACAACTGTCTTAGTAGCGGAATCCACTCTGGATTTAGATACGGATACTTTGAGTTCATTAACTTCTTCCTTTAATTTTGTAAGTTCTTGATGTAATGTTCTTAAAAATAAAGAACTTTCTGCTGATGTTAAAGCTACACCTGAGTTTAATCGTAATGCAATTTGTTCAATACTAATCATAATTATCCTGTTGTAATGTCTGTTAGTTCACAACCATTAGCGGTACAAGCAAAACTATGACTGCTTGTGGTTGTATCAGACTTTTCATAACTTGGTAATACAGAGAAATCTACATCTACATATGGGAATGTATTATATACTTCTTCTGAAATTTCTTCAAATGGTGCTTGTTGATAGGTATGTTCTGTCTTTGGTAAGAAGGATACACCAGAAATACCGTCAAAGTATTCATATACCCACTGACCTAAAAGCAAAAACTCATTATCATTATAGTTTACAGTAACACTTGGTTTGTGGTGGCAGTAGTAATCTTGATAGATCTTCCAAAGAATCATGTGTGTAATAGCATCCAGATTTCTAGATGTCATTGTCATATTAGAAGACTTCATCGGAAACGAGAATACTGCTTGGTTGTCGGGATTGATAACACAGTCTTCACAAGGAACACCCTGATCTTTCATAAGATTATACACAGGATCTTTCTTATCAATACGAACTCTACGAATAAAGTAAGGCGCATACTGTGGATGAAGACCACTGGCACAACCAGCTAGACAACTTGTTGTTCCTTCTGGCTTAACACAGGTAATAGACTTAGATGGATTAATTCCAATCTTTTCAGACCACTCTTTATTAATGACTTCTGTGTGTGCTTTTAGCTTTTGTAGAAGACTGATTAATTTTGTTGGGCTTACTTTGCCTGATGTAAGTGGGTTATCAAAAATACCAGTCATGCTTACACCAAGAAGTCTTTCGTCTTCACAGTTCTTTTTCCACTTTTCACTTAAGTAGGGAAAATAAGTAAACTTACTTTGAATAGTACCTATAATAGTAGCTACTTCAATCTTAGCCAACAGTGTTTCTTCTGTGTCATAATCTTTTACAACAACGGTAGAAAGATTACAGAATTGATTTGGTCTAAGAATAATTTCACTACAGGGATTTGTTCCAAAATAAATGTTTTGTGTTTCTCTTCCTGCTCTTTCTGCTACACTTGCTAGTGCTTGTCTGTTTAACATACCACGCTCTCCTGAGTGTGAGTTATACAGATCGGTCCACTCTTCTAGGAATTGTCCTAGGCTTGGCTTGCTTGTGTATACGGCTGAGTTGTTAGCTAGGGAACGATGACCCGATCCCTCCCACCAAGCTCCGCTCTTACACAACGCCATCTCTCTATCGGAAAGATCACTTAGTGAAATCATAGCGGAGCGTCTTACTCCACCAACAATTACAGATTGAGCAATCTTACAACAGATATCGTGACATTCTAGTGGTGTTAGTTTTCTATCTTGTGCCTTATAGAAAATCTGTACAATAAATCTAAAGACTTCTTCTAAAGGAGCAGGACCACTAGCCCGCCCACCAAATGTCTTTAGTCTTGCCCCAGCTGGTCTTACTTTAGTTGTAGACCACTTAGGATGAATACCATTATATAAGAAGTTGATTAGACTCTTTAATGCGTTGCACCAACCTTCTCTTGAGTCTTCAACATTAATAATGATATTCCAATCTTTGTCAATCTTTGGTACTGTAGGTAGCTTTTCTGTGCATCTACGCTCAACAGAGAAACCCATACCAGTACCACACATAAGAACATACATTAGTTCTGAAAAAGATTCGGGCGAATCAATTTCAGAATAAGCGCAATTATATAAAGCGGTGTGGTCACGATCCAAAGCTGGACCTGCAACCATAAGACCGCGCATACTAGGAAGAACTTCTCTATTAAGAATTGCTTTCTTAATGTCTGGTCGTTCTAACATAGATGGTTCTTTACTTGTAAAGTAATTCCACCATCTATCTACAGTTTCTTCCCAGTTTTCTCTACGACCTTCTTCTTCAATCCATCTAGCATATCGACTAATAGCAATAAACTTTTGAAATGTATCCATATTATACTCCTGTTGAACCAAAACCACCAGAGCCTCT